GGTCTGCGAACGAATTTTGTCATTGTACATTACGCTTTGTCATTGTACCTTACGCGAAAAACCTTTGATTTTTTCAAACCTTGTGACACTTGCAAACTTGTCTTCTAACCCTGCTTTGTGGGAGATGACAAAGATGTTAGCATCTTTAATAACAAAACGAATAATCTTTAGAAATTCATCCGTGCCGAAACCATCTAGTGAACTATCAAACACTTCATCCATAATCAATAGATTTGTGTTGACTGAGTTCTTCATTCTTGCTACCTCACGCCAAGTGAATAGCAGTGCCAGATCAATTCTCATCTTCTCTCCTTCACTAAAAGAAGCATAAGAAAAGTCTTCATGGATTGGGGATTGAACGGTTTCGTTGAACTCTTCATCAAGTGTGAAGTTGATATAGAAGTCCATCATCTGAAGATAACGATTGACTTGCTGGTTGATCAGCGGTAAATATTTTTTGATGATTTTGGATTTTACTCCACCGTCCTTTAGTAACCCATATGTAAAATCAAGATAATTGATTTTAGTCTTGCGTTCTGCAAGGAATTCGTATGTAGTTTTTAGGGTATTCTTGAAAGACGCTAACGCTTCATGCTCAGTATTTCTGTTTGCAATTTGACTGGACACAGCTTGAATTTCTGATTCCAATTCGGTGATCTGTTTATGACACCCAGAAATTCTAGTATTGTTTTTAGAAATGCCATGCGTTAGGGTAGTAATCTCCTTACTGATTTGGATAAATTGACGCTCTCGCTCTTCCTCTTTTTTGATTGCTTCTTCTAGTTCTTGATAACCAGACTGCAACTCCTTTGCTTTATTTTGAGCGTCTTCAATTTTATTTATCCTGAAGTTCTCTTCAATTGACTGGGTACAAGTAGGGCAGACCGTATTTTGTGTGAAAAATTTATGCTCTTTAGTAATAGTTGATACTTTGTTAGAAATCTTACCCTTTAGATCACTCAACTGTTTTAGTTTTTCTTTGATACATATATGATTTTCTAAATCTTTTGTAAGTTTAAACACATCTTCTTCGATGGTTGCGTTGTCATTTATTAGAGAATTTTCTTCAATTAGAATTTGTTGAATCTTTAATTCTTTCTGTTGAATTAGGGTAGTAGCATTATCTTCAAGTTCTCGAATAAACTTCCCTTGCATCGAAACCTTTTCATTCAGGTTATCTTTCTTTAGATCAAGAAGTCGAATCTCTTCTCTTACACCACGAATCTTTTCTTTGAGCATGACATTCATAGAAGAAAAGATCTTGATGTCTAGTAAGTCTTCAATCACCTCTCTACGATTGTTTGCTGTCAACTGCATAAAAGGAACAAAAGTACTGCTACCCAGAATGACAATCTGTGTAAAAGACTTATAGTTCATCTTCAATACATTCTGCTCAAACCATTTCTGCTGGTCATTAGCAGCAGCATGTTGATCCAAGACTTTACCATCACGTTCAATCTTGAAAATGTTTGGTTTGATTCCACGAATTATTTTCCATTCAGTATTGCCAATAGAAAACTCAACTTCAACAACACAATCCTTTTCGTTAGTTGTATTGATGAGTTGAGGTTTGTTGATCTTACGGAATGGTTTACCAAACAGAGAGAATGTAAGAGCATCTAGAATAGTAGACTTACCTGCACCATTAGTACCAATAATTAGATTTGTATTATTTTCAATAAGACTAACTTCAGTAAATTGGTTTCCGGTTGATAAAAGATTTTTCCATCGAATAGTCTTAAATAAAATCATGCTCTGTTTCTGGTGGAATCACAATGTCATTAGGTGTAATAATAGTGAACTTATATTCGTGAAGAATACAAGTCTTCAACATGATATCATCTTCGATTTCAATCACGTTCATTTCTGGACTGCCAGAATCTTCTAGCATCATAGCATATCGTACAGCATCATCCTTTTGTTGAAAGAGATAAAGAATCTGTTCTCCTGCTTCATTTGGAACAGAATATGCTCCTTCCTTTTCGTTTCCTGCTACTGTAATAATATGCATTAGATCATTTCACATGCCTCTTGATAGGTTTCATTCACAATCGATTGTATCATTTCCTTATCAAGTGTGGTTTCTGCCTCCTGAATATATCTATCCAGTATAGAAAGTGTGTCTTCTGATTCAAGTGCTTCAAAGTCCTCTCCAACCAACCAACCATTATTATAATCGAAGTTCTCAACAATCTTGAGTTCAGAAACACCAATCTGATATAGTTTGTCCAAGAACATTTCAAACTTTTTAGCGTCAGTGTTCTTACGTACAATTACTTTTACAATCTTACCTTCATACTCTCTAAAGTCAAAAGTCTGATGATTAGTGTCTTCGTAGTAAAGATTGTAGAACAACCTGAATGGGTTGTTGATGGTTGTGAGTTCTCTTGTTTCAGTATCGAAGAGATGGAATCCTCTCTTGTCGTCTACATCATTCCAGAACATCTCATAGGGGTTACCTAGATACGAGATTTTAGAACTAGAAGATCTAGTGTGATAGTGCCCGGAGTAGACCACATCGAACTTCTCAAACCTGTCGCTATCCATACCATTTTCCATGACGCAACCTCTATGAGCCTTAAATCCGCTGAGTTCAAGGTGCCCCATCGCGACTGAGCAACTTGTATTTTCAACCATCTGGAAAGTTTGTTTTTCATTTTCTTCATTGATCCAGGGGATAAAAAGAACCCCTAGATTATCTATGGTAACTTCAGTAGGGTGTGCATAGGTTTGTACATTTTCATATTCCCTCAATAACAAATCTACAGAGTTGACCTTATTACTATTCTTGTAAAATGCAGTATGGTTTCCAACAATAGTATGGACAAAGACGCCCATCTTTTGTAGACGGTCATAATAATTATCCTTTGCCCAAGTCAATGCACCAAAGTTTACCCCGGTTCTATTATCAAATGTATCACCCATATCAACAACAGTGGTGATTCCTTCTTTCTCTAATGTGGGAAAGAATACTTCGTTGTAGAACTTCAAGAAGTAATCATGAAATAACTTGGAGTTCTTACGAGCACCGAAGTGTTGATCTGTAATGATAGCGATCTTCATTGATAGCGCAACTTAGCATGGACATTATCCTTGATACTATTATAGTCGCTATAGTTAGATCCGTCAAGGGTGTTGTTGTCGTCGAAGACCTCATTATACCCTGACCGTTCAATAATCTTGTTCTTGATATCTAACTGTCTCTTCTCTCGCTGAATACGACGTAGAAAAGCGTAATGAATAATCTGAGTGAAATACGCAAAAGGATTCTGTGATTTTTGTGGATTGAAGTTATGGACATATTGAACGCAGTTCTCAATACCGTCAGAGATCATATCTTCCTTGAACATATAGTTCACGAAGTTTGGTTTGAAAGATAAGTGATTAGCAATCTTTAGGAAACACTCTCCGATGTATCGGGGAATCTGTGGTTTGGGTTTATCTTTGATTTTAGCAATCTCAATATCTTCGCGGTATGTGATCAGTGCAGCAAGAAATTCTTTATTATTGACGTAGTGTTCCGACCTTTTACGTTTTGCCACTGGTTTACCTAACATAAGTTATTATAATAATATGTATAAATTATACCACTTTTATCTATGAATAGCAACAAGGGCTTGACAAGATCTCAAATCATATGTAGAATCACTTTGTTGGGGTTGAAGAGAAATAAGGCTTAACTACTTTTATAGAGTTTCTCTAGGATTTCTTTAGTGTCATTTACATTACCTAGGTATCCCATTTTTCTATTCAGTTTATAATAAGGTTGATTATCATTGGGATCAGACCTCAAGTATTCCTGGTAGAGCATAATCATTTCAATATCAGACGATTCAGATAAGGTAAGAACATTTTCTATATCAATTACAAACATATCTTCAGAGGTAGTCTTCAACCAAGGTTCTATTTTATAACCAACTAACTTATTCCTTGTTTTCATTTCTGTAACGACAACAGGAGAAGATATTATTATCATAGTTTTATCTACTTCTTCGGATGCTGCTACTCTAGCAAAGATTTCTTCACCGGATTTGAACTTGACTGTTGCATAGAAATCATCTTCAATTCCCATCTACTCCTCCTCTTATTTGGATACTAATAATGTCATAGTTGAATTTCTCTTCGTTATAGATTTTGATTCTTTCAATAAAATGGTTCAGAGTATAGTTTCTTCTATTCTTTGTAGAACAATCATCAGAAATATCATATAGAGTTGCTTTTACTTTATCCTTTCCTTTTCTAAGTACTCGTCCAATACTCTGAAGATTACGGATTCTGGATTTACTTGGAGAGGCAAAGATAACATTATGGAGATTTTTAATATTGATACCTGTAGAGAAAGTTCCATAAGATGCAACAATGATAGCGTTGTTTTCTTTCTCTGTTATTTCTCTAACTGATTCTCTTTCTTCAGCATCCACTCCACCATGGATGAAAAATACTTTTCTATCACCTTCCTTATCATTATTTATTCGGTCATAAAGTATCTGCCCATGAGACTCTACTCTCTGGAATAGAACTAGACTATTTCCTTTCATGTCTAATGCTAGATTCTTGATAAAATTATTACGCTGTTCGTGCGTGATTAAATACTGTATCTCATCCTCATAAACATCAAATGTTCTTGGAGGATGTTTGAGAACTAAACATTGAATATCTAATTGGGACAAGTGTCCTTGCCTCATAAGTTCTTCTGTTTTGGTTACCTTGTATGATGGACCAAACAACCCCTCTAACACCCACTTATGCGTCTGTGTGCCGTCTAAAGTTCCCGTAAAACCAAACCTATACTTTGCGTGATGAAGTTTAGTCATAATGTTGATTAGTGACTTCGACTTGAACAGGTGTGCTTCATCACCAATGATTACACCATAGTCTTCAAAGAAGGAACGATCTAACTTATACACAGATTGCCAGGTAGTAATAATAACTGGAGCATCATTACTCTTCTCCCGCCCGGAATATATACGGTGACAATATGAATCAGCATCCCAACCATAGTCAAGAAAATCCTTATACATCTGTTCTACAAGAGATGTCGTGGGGACAACTAAAAGAATTTTTTCGCCTCTGCTCTCATAATATCTTACAAGAGAGTAAATCATCAGAGATTTGCCAGAAGCAGTGGGCGATATCAACAGTTTTCTATTATGCTTTAGGGCACCGTATACTCCCTCAATTTGATACTTCCTGGGAGTATGGACACAAATGGAATTCATATAATCCTTGACACCCTCCATTGAGATATGTTCGTTCTCCTCATATGGAGTGCCATAGAATTTATTATTTTCAAATGTATAACTGTAACCGTATTGCTCACAGAAATTGACGACCTTATCTAACAGACCAACATAGATCTGCTTTGACCTCATATCATATAAATGAATTTCTCCATTCCAATTCCTACCACGATACTGTGGCATAAACTTTGCATTTGGAACTTCAAACTTGAAATGGTCTCTCAACTCATATTCAATATGAGGTTCTGTTTTTACCTTGAGAAATACTTCGTTCGATTTATAGATAACAAGGTTCGCTGTTGTATCAATCACGATGATCCATTCATCTATTGATATTTATTACATATTTTCAAACCTGTGTTCTAATATAATTCTGTAAAAATTATCTCTCATCATAATAAGACCCTCTTGTTCCTGAGCATCACCACCAGGCCATCTTTGAACTGCCTGTGACAGACCTATGTGGATGAGACGAATACCTTCTATGGGTAATTCTATGTGATAGTAACCTTCTTCATCCATTACCCTAGTCCAGCATTGAATTTCATAAACTCAATTGCGTTTTTAATTTGAAATGTGCGATTAGTAATTTGTTTTAGAATACTTTCTATATAAACCATCATAGTTTCGTAGTAATCGATCTTTAGAGAAATTCCTGAGAGTCTCTCATCTGCGTCCAGATATTTTTGCATAGTATCTTTATCTCTGATTTTTTTGGGAAAAGGATTTTCAATATAAACATCTGGATCCGCTTTCCCACTAAAATACTCATATCGATCGTGACGAATGTTTTTACGTTGCTGCTCCGCCCTCTTTCTTAGTAAGTTGATGTTATTATATAAATCAAAATATTTCGCGTGCAATACGGAAATATTCAATGATTCATTGTGTAGGTTATCAGGGTCAATCTTTGAATCCTTTTCCCACATTTCTTGAATCTTATCAAGGTCAAAATTCATATAAGATTACCTCTTGAGTCTGTAATATCATAACTGACATATTTGAATGATACGTCGGCAGTAAAGTATTCAATGTCCGTATCAGTTGCATCAAACGTAATGGTTGATAGATTATACGGAAATAAATCTTTGAAGTTAACTTGGAAACTAGGAATATTATTACTATTCAATATCTGAATAGAACCATCCGAATAAATCTGATCACCATCCTGTGCAAATCTTTTTTTAGAAGTAACATTATTTGGTAATGTTCTTTGTTTTTCTAGGTCATCAAATTCTTTGAGACTATCTGGAAAACCAAGACCACGAATCCATCTCTGGATTTGCATATAGTTGGTCATATCTTCATCAATCAAGAATCTGATACTCAGGTCTCCAAACTCAATCTTATCTCCAGGTACAGGAATAGTTCTGAGATAGTTTGCTTGCTCAGCAACACCTAGAGTTAGTTCAGGAATGTTTGCTTGATTGCAAAAATATGATACCTTCTTTATTCTGTCTATTGTAAATACAAACCCGACAGGTGCAAGAAAGTTCCTGTTCTCAATTGGTGTAGACATCGTTTTTTAGATATTTATAGACATAAAAAAAGGACCTCCGAAGAGGTCCTTGAAAAATGTGAACTTAGATCACATGAGGTTTTTGACTGCAACACGTCTGTAGTAGCGGTTGCTGTTGATACGGAGTCTGCCAAGACCAGGGTTAAGACCTTCAGCGAAGGGGTTAGCAACAAGACCATATCTGGTCTTGAAGCCAATTTTAGGCTGGAAGGAGTTCTCTCCAACTGCACGAACCATCTGAAGAGGAACGTATGGGCAGTAGAACAGACCTGCGTCATAAGGCGAAGAACCCTTATAACCAACGACATAATACTGATTACCACCAGCACTATTGCCGGAGGTCAGGTTTGCCGAATAGGGGTCGATGTAGACGCGATACTTACCTTGCAGAATACCAGCGAAGGTGTTACCGGTGTCATCAACGTTCAGGTTAGCGTTGAGTGCGGGGGTGTAGTCAAGTACACCAGCCATGGTCAGAGCGGAAGCAACGTCTGCGGAACACAGAATCATGTTGCCCTTTCCTCTACGAGTGCGCTGTGCAATTGCGTTAGCGTCACGCTCGATTTGGAACAGAAGACCCTTGAACTTCTCAACGGACCAACGACCGTTAGAGTCGATGTCAAGGTCAAACTGACCAGGAGTTGCGGTGTTAGAAACAGCGCCTTGCTCAGCAACCTTATAGATGGTTCTGATGACTTCTCTGTTGATCTCAGCAAGGATCTCAGTAGAGAGGATGTTAGCAAGTTCTGCTTCTGCATTCAGACCATGAATTGCTTTCAGGTCTTGTGCAAGTTCCAAGGAGTACTCTGCTTTCAGAGCTCTTGACTTAGCAGTTACAGTGACTTTCTCAATAGAGAATGCCATCTGGTTGAACTGATCACCAGCACCATTGCCAAGGTTCTCAGAGTCACCTGTGACCATGCCCTGACCAACACTGTAACCAGTGGAGGATGCAGAACCAACAGGGTTCAGGATTGAAGGGTTAGAATCTGCTTGTGCAGTTGTACCCAGACCAACAGCAGCATCAGACATGCCTGCTGACAGGTTTCTGGCATCATCCTGACCAGAGAATGCAGTATCTACTTCATCATAGAAGGTCTCATTGCCACCCTGATCGGTGTAGCGTGAGCGCATTGCAAAGATAAGTCCAGTAGGACCATTCATTGGTTGAACACCAGCCAGGTCATATGCGACCAGGTTAGGCATTGCACGTCTGATCAGAGAGATCAGTACAGGGTCGAAACCTGCAACAGGACCAGTACCATCAGCTGAACCAGAGAAACCACCTGAAGCACCAGCTGCATTAGCAGCATTGGTAGGGGTTTCCATCAGGTTGATACCCTGACTGAATGCTTGCTCCTCTCTGAGGAATTTTTCTTGGTTTTCTAGCAGGACTGCGGTTACGCTTCTTCTGTGACTATCTTTGATAGGATCAAGACCTTCATAGTCGAGAAGTGGACTCCACTTTTCCTGCAGATGTTCTGATTGAAACATTTGCTATTACCGTTTGTTGAAATTGTAGGGGTTTGAATTAATTAAAAATTCACTGTTTGAAAGCACCCAGTGTTCTGAGATATGCATCCATAGTTCCAGCAATTGGTGCTGATGTTGAATCCACACCCTCAGAAAGGGTTTGTGGTGCTTCAGATTTTGCAACTGCTGACTTACCTGAGAAGTATGACTCCTTCAGGGTCTCCAGTTTTCCACGATACTCTTCTTCACTTTCAAACTCCACACTTTCAGCAAGTGAGGCAAGCTTTTCTTTCTGGGTCTCTACAAGACCTTCAGAAATTTGATTGAGGATAGCATCAGCTGTGGACTCAGCGAGTCTCTTATTCAGGCCAATGTTCTTATCAATCTGCTCATTGAGTTTGGTTTCCATTTCATCAAGTTTTTCTACCATGCTCTCAAGCACATCATATTTCTCTTCAGGAATAGTTACATAATGTTCTTCAAAAAGTCCCTTCATTCCAGAAAGGAAGGACTCTGTCATTTCTGTCTTAAGACCATGATCAATAGCCAACTCATTCTCAGTCATCCACTCTTCGCAGACATACTCAAGATATGAGTCAACTCTTTCAGTGAGAGAACCTTTAAGAGCTTCTCTCTCTTCATCCAGTTTTGTTTCATACTGGACTTCCAGGGTTTCCTGGATTTCTTTTACTTTGGAATTTAGAGCAGCTTCAAAGATAACCTTTGCCTTTTCTCTAAATTCTTCTGAGAGATCTTCACCACCCAGAAGAGCATTGACATCTTCTTCGATGTCAATACCATCATCAATGGTTTCTTCCTCTGCGACAATTTCCTCTTCAGAAACTTGGTCTTCTTCAAGAACCTCTTCCTCTTGGGATTCGATTTCTTCTTTAGCCATTTTCTTCATGGGGTCTGCTGCTTTTGCACCTCTGTTGACTACATCACTGACAGTCTTGATCTTAGGCTCTCTGAGCTTTGCAGAATCATTGTCGGGTTTGTAGTTTTCTGGAGTAGGTCCACCCAGATCTTCATAAGACCCAGTTTGACCTGCTACTGCTCCACCTGCAAGTTTTTGCATCCCCTCTGCAGGTTTTGCACTCGCGTTCACAGCAGTTTTAGATTGCTCCATTTCTTGTAAATTGTCACGAGACATTGTTGAACTCTCCGATTAACCTTTTTTAATCTATATTTATTTATAAATTAGTATTTTTAACTACGCCAACAACTCAAAGGTTGTTGAGGAAGTCACTGAACAGTTTTGCTTTCTGTTCATCAAGTTGCTTAGTAGTTACAAGTGTATTAATTCTCTTGTAAGTCTTTGCTGCCATGGATTCTCTTAGGATGCCACCATCCCAGATCCATTCTTTTCCTTCCATGATACCTTCAACGAAAGCATCAGGTGCAGAAGGGTCTGCTACAATATCAGCAGCAGTGGAGAGCATAAAGTCATCTCCAACAATATTTACTCCTTCTCTAGTGGCTTTGAGGGATCCAATCCCTCTAGAAGAAACACCTAGTTTGACACCTTCACCAATAAGTGATTGTGCAATCTTACCCATTGGGGTTGAAAGGATTTTTGCCTTACCAATGAAGTTTGTTCCACTTTCTTTGAGTGAAACAATTTTGTGACTGACACGATCCAAATTAACTGTTGGACCATCTGGATGTCCAAGTTCTCCAAGAGCTCTACCAGCTTGAATGTGGTTTTCATTGTATCTTTGGACTTCCTTTCTCAGGACTCCCATTGGATACATTCTACCATTTCTGTTCTGCATCTCTCCTTGTAGAAAGATACCTTCAATAAACATTGATTTTTTACCGTTTTTCTCTTCAACGATAAAATCAACTGTTTCAATTTCTTCTCTGATTAGTTTCATTGTTCTCAGGATACTTGTACTTGTTGGATGTATGCTTTACCAGTGCCAGACTCTGTTTTTACAGATACTTTGATTGACTTTCTAATTTCTGCATACTGCTGTGCATCAAACACATCAGTTACTGATGTAGAATTATAGTTGACTGTCATTCTAGTATTGAAGTAACCAGCGACACCTGCAGATCTATCAACAGACTGTACAAGTTGATGAGTGAAATTAAAGTTAGATTGATTTGCTGTAAGAGTTACAGCATCACCAGGTCCAAAAGGACAACCTGTGCCTTCTGGAAAATCAATGATTGTAGTAGTACCAGTGATAACACCAACAACTCTATTTGATTGCACTGGACCAAGAGAAATATCTTCACCTTCACCAACAGGAACATAAATGTTCTCATTGGTTGATACTGGGTTAGCACCATAATTCACATAAACACCTGCAGATTCTGCAACAACTCTGAGATTGTCAGACTGTTGAGAGATTGCTAATGTTTGTTGGGTGGTATCAGTGGTTGATAGTGTAGAATTGATTCCTACTGGTCTAATAGCAGTCATTATTATAAGGTTACAGTCCTATAGGTGTATTTAGTATTACTCTTCTTCTGAGGATTCATCCTCATCTTGGTCAAGAACTTCTGGTTCATCAAAAATTGATGAAGCCACCTCAGGTCTAATATTTTCAATTTTTTCTGCACTCTTTGCAAAGAGCAGATCTTTAATTTTATCACTAATTTGTGATGCACTCTCATCTTTGCTGACGAGAATGTCCATAAGTTCGTCCATGTTTAATAATGATGTTACGTTTGCTATTTAGAAATCCCCACCTTTGGGAGGTGTGATTTCAGGGTCTTTTGGTGATGGGGGAGCTGCCATTGCAGGAGTTGGTTCACCCATTGCTGGGTCTTGCATTGGCATACCAGTCATTGGATCAATTGATGCAGGATCAGGAATAACACCTGCTTCAATTTCTTTTTCAATGATTTCATCCTGCTCAAGAATTTCCTCATCAGTTTGTCTGAGGATTTTTCTTCTTACATAGTCAGCAGAATAGTATTTACCAACATATGGTTCTGCAAGAGCAGCAAGGTTGATTCTTTCAGTTTGAATTTCTGCATCCTTAAGTTCAGCAAAGTGATTATCATACAGGAAGTCATACTGAATGTGGTCTGCCATATACTCCCAATCTTCAGAAGTAATTACATTCTTAAGAAGCAGTTGAGTCTTCAGCATATCACTGAACATGGATGAGAATCTCTTTCTCATTCTACCAACAAACTTGGAGAACTTAACTTCATCTCTCAAGATTTCAGAAGAACGACCCATAGAGAAACCACTGTCTCCTTGTAGTCTAGACTCAGGAACATTCAATGCTCTATAAAGTTTCTTCTGGAAGTAGTTGATGTCAGAGATTTCACCAAGGTTCTGACCACCAGGAAGTGTAGTAATTTCTGTACCTCTACCACCTTCTCTTCTAGGTAACCAGAAGTCTTCCATCATAGACATAAACTTCTTGTCATCTCTAATCTCACCAGTGTTTGCATCATAGACAAGTTTATTTCTATAACGCATCATGACGTCACGCAGATATTGTTCTGCCTTTACCTTAGGTAGATTACCAACATCAATATAGAAGATTCTACGTTCTGGTGCTCTTGATAATCTGTAGATAACAAGTGAATCCTCAATCATCATCAACTGATTGATAGGTTTGATTGACTTATGCAACCAAGATAATGTAAGACCTTTATTTCTATCTACCAAACCAGAGGTGCAATAAGTGACAGAATCTTTTGTCATCTTAATGCCTTTTACAGAAGAATTGTTGGCACCATAGTTGGTTCCACTCTTCTGACCAGGTGTATAGATAAAATATTCTTCAATATCTGGAAAGTTATAACCTGTATTGTCACTTGCTGCCAATTGATTTTGTGCAGTTTGTATACTATCTTTGCCTTGTTTTTTTATTTGACGAACATATTTCATCTTAGAGGCATCAATATACCTCAGTTCTTGAATACCTGCCTGTGGATTTTTCTGGTCAATGACTTTGTTATAGTACAATCTGCCATCAATGTACCAGTTTCTAAAAATTTCGTGTGCTTTCTTATCAAAATCAAGCAATTCTAGAATATAAGCAAACTCTTCTCTTACTTTCTTCTTGATGTTGTCACTTGCTTTGAGGTTAGATAGTTCAATTTTAACTGGACTATCATTTGTGTCTGAAACAATTGCTTCGTTTACAATATCTTCAATTGCACTATCACATTCTGGATAGAGTGCCATTGACCTATATCTTCTAATTAATTCATTCTCATTTTTGTAGACACCTTCAATGTCCACATAGCTACCAAAAAACCCAGTGCTTACGTAATGCTCCGACCCATCCTGATTAGAGGGTGGGATCGGAGATACTACACTGGGTGGTGTCTTCTCATTATCTTCAATTGAGAATCCAAATAATCTGCCCATTATGATTTAATCTAGACGTCTGTCTAGTTATTTATCACTCAATCAGAGCTTCACCTGCTGATGACCCTGAAGATTCAAGGGAATTGCCTATTGTGAAGTACTGAACCTGGAACGTTACATCAAATGTCTCATAGTCATTTGTTGTGTCATAGCTCAGGTCAATTGCTGAAACTTCAGTTGGGAAGATGTCATAGAACTTATAAGTTCTAAGTACTGAAGACTGACCACCATTGTTTGTGGTGGAGAATCTTCTATCTCCTCTTCCTAGTTGCTGAACATAAGCATCAGTCATATAAGATGATGGGTTGGTGACACCAGTGGCATCATCCAACTTGCTCAATACATTCATCCATCTTTCAAATGCTGTTCTCAGTTGGAAGTCCTCATCATTGATGATTGTGACTGTCCAAGGTTCAAATGTTCTGTCTCCAGCAACCTTAAGGTTTCTGCCTCTAAAAGGAACAGTAACTTCTGCAATTGTTGAAGCAGGAAGTTGTGCTGCCTTACACATGAATTTAAAGGTGCCATTTTCTGATTGGTCACCACTTCCCCAAGCATCAATGATTGCTGAAGGGAAAGTAGGAACTGATACTTCAAATAGATTGGGGCGGGCACCGCCACCCGCCAATCTTGATTTAAACTGTGATAGTGACTTAGTTTCTGCCATTGGTTAATCCTCCTTTTTTATTTAATAAAATTAAACAGAACCAACAACTTCTTGGAAATCAACACCAGTTCTGGTGGCAACAAATGTAAGTGTGATGAAGTTGATAGATTTAGTTGGCTTCAGGAAGATATCTGCCCTGAATTCATTGTTGTCAATGAGATCTGGTGTGTTGTTTGATTCATCACAAACAACCAGGAAGTCATAAACACCTCTCTTAGCTTGAACATCTCTCAAGTAAGGTTCAACAATGTTAACAAAGTTTGCTCTTGTGTTAGAATCATTGAGTTCAAAGAGTTGTGAGTTTGCAGCACCTTCAAGTGCTTGCTCAACTGTAAGGAACAGTCTTCTAACATTGATTCTGTCAAAGGCAGAAGCATATGATAGAGCAGTCTTGTCTCCATAGAGAACAATACCTGAACCTCTTTGGTTGATTACAGAGTTGATTCTTGATGCATAAAGTGAATCTCTCTGATCTTTTGATGGATTAAATGCCATCTTAACAGCATTGTTGAGAATACCTCTCTGAACACCAGCAGGTGAGAACCAAGGGTAAGCATCAATTGCTGTCCTAACCATCAAACCAGCAATATCACCATTGGTTGGGATATAACGGAATGCATTATTAAATCTATCAAAGGTGTATTTGTAACCTGAGTCAAATACAGCATAAGAAGAAGAACTAATTGGTGCATAGAAACCAAGGACATTGGTTGTCTGTGTAGCAGCATTAGTAACATTTACAACATCATCTCTATGTGGTGAAATAGTTGCAATACAATCCTTTCTCTTCTCAGCAATAGATACCAGAAGATTTGCTTTTGCTTGAGATTGTGACTTTTGTGCAAGTCCAGGACCCATCAGAAGGAAGTCAACAGCAATTTCATCCTTGTTTTCAAACTTGTAGTAAGCAGTAGTGAGATCACTCAATCCTGCTAGCATACCACCTGATACTGAATAGTCAACACCACCTGTGAGTGTATATGTGTTGTTGCCAACTGCACTAAACTGAACACCTTGTGCATCTAGACCCCATAGACCCTCACCAATTGTATTGGATGTAAATCCAGTTGAGAAACCAGTTGCCACAGGCATTGTTTTCCAATGAGTATCATATGCATTTGCAGGACTATAACCTGCAAAGATGAACTTGGAATTCAGTGCAATAAAGTCTTTGTAGAACGTTCTAGTTGGATTATCTCCATCAGCAGTAGCATCGTTTGCTTTAGATAGACTGGTAAATCTCTCAAGGATTGCACCTTGAATACCAGTTACCTCTCCAGCATCATCTATAACTACAACGTGGATACCATCTCCACCACCATCTCTTGAAGTTACATACTGGTTAGAGACAGGTTTTGGTGCTATTGACTTCCAGAATACTGTTGAATTTTCAAGACCCAATGTCTGACTATCATACCAGTCTACTTTAGTAGAAACCTGTGGGTTTGTTCCTGTAGCAACTCCATTTGCATCTTTGATATAAATTGAATCACCAGCATCAAAGGAGTTTGATGGATTATAATTTTGATACTGAATCTGAGTTTCAGTGCCTGGTATTACTGTTAAAGATTCAAAGGTGACTGCAGAACCAACTGTTATTGTATTTGCAATACCTACTTCAAGAGTAACTGATGTAGTACCAAAACCAGTAACTGTTCCCTTACTGTTATTGGTGGTAACTAATATAGAACCAGTTGTGACACCAGTAGTGCCATTAAGGAAAAGAGTTGTGTTACTTGGTTCTGCCTGGATAGAGGTGGTTGTTGCTCCAATACCAGTGAATTTCTGAACATCAGGAGTAACTCTTGCTGTTACTTTAACATCAATTGAACTACTACCATTGATACTATCAGTTCTAACACCAGTAATAATACCCTTAACTGAACCATTGAATGAGTTGGTTTCTCCATCACCTGGAATGACGATGTTTGCTCTTTGAGCAGTGATACCCAAACCTACACTAAGACCTAAAGAACCTGGATTAGTTGTTCCAATGCTGAGGATTTGATCTGCTTGATCATCAATAACACAAACCTTCAGATTATTTGCCCAAGAACCAGGGTTTCTGGATGAATAATAGAACTCAGATGTGCTGCTATGATTAAGTTCATAGTCATCAGAATTATCAACTCTGAGAGCATTATTTGATGCTTGGTTAACACCAGCATTACCATTGTTTAAATTTGAACCTTCAACCCTAACAACCTTAAGGATACCACCATAAGAGAGGAATGAATTTGCTGACATCCAGTACTCATACTGTCTGTCTGTGGACATTGGTTTTCCAAATGTGTCCAAGAATTGTTGCTGTGTCTCAATGGTGATCGGCTCATTGACAGGTCCAAGTGGAAAAGGACCAGCAATAGCTCCAATATTATCAAGGACGTTCTCTGCTCTACCAACAGTTAAGTCAACTTCCCTGACTAATACTCCTGGAGATAATTGAGGAGTAGCCATATGTTTCTCCTTAAAGTCTCGGTTTTACTACAAAATATTTAGGATTTTGAGTGTTTTGACTGGGGAAAAGTGGAGTGAATAACTACCAATCAGGATATGACCAGTCATTCTTACATTTTCTTGTCTTCACAATTCTTTCAATGGTACAATCTTTACACTCATGAGAAAATGATGATGCTACTGGTCCTCTATCTTTTCTTGTCCTATAAAATCCATCAATCAAGTTTTTGGTTTTACCACAAACCCTACATTTCCTATCATTTAAAAGTAAATGACCTAGTTTGATTTGCTTATCTAAATCCATTATCTCCAGTTCCACATATAGTCCATACCACCACCAGTTGTACCATACTCATCAGCAGTAGACCATCTATCTCCTTCATTATCTACAAAAGTAGTTTCATCTAAACCATCATTCATAAAACCAAATGGTGCCATATCTTGTTCAATTTGATTCTTCTGATCTTCATATAATCTCTTTCTAATATCCTGGTCAGTTAGTTCCTTAAAGTAATCTTGTGCTACTAACCAAGCATAGATGACTAAACACATAGCAAGGTCATCATTACAACCCTCTTCTGCCTCAAATGAATTGTGTTTAGATATAAATGTGGTCAGTTCTGAAATAATCTCATAGTCATTGAAGATAAGTTTATCTTCTTCAATCATTGTCTTGAGGTTGAGTGACCCTACCTTCTTGACAGTCTTACTCATCTTAACACCAAGTTGTGTTTTATTGCCAGAGAAACCCTGTCCAACAATTTGACCTGCCCTACCTCTCATAGAACACATTAATAGGTTCTGATACTCTAAATCATATTGAATTATACTTGCAACCTGGTCACCTATATCATTTACCTCACATAAAATAAATGCACTATTATAACTCTTTGCTACTTCATAAATTACATTTGGAAATAGCATTGGTTTAATAACATTATTTCTATACTTTGCCACAATCTTATGTGGGAACTCAGTAATGTCTGCCACAACAAATGCAGAGTAATCTTCTCCCACACCCCTTGCAACGTCAACAGTCATTACATAATCATGCTCTTGTAATGGTTGCTCATAGATGTCCAGACCAGCATTTCTGGTCATAGGATTATCATAGATAAGAGTTTTTAGTTTGCTAGGAGCAATCAGTGTATCAATAGAACCTAAGAACTCGCACTCAAACTCAATCTTGAACTGTTGTTCAGATGTGTTCTTAATTGTTTGTTGCTTCCACTTATCATCTCTTCCTGGTACTTCTGACCAGTGAACGTCAGTGGGTATATAATCATTCTTCCCTTTCTCTGCATCATGCCACATCCTGTAAAAGTGGTTCATGCCATGAGGCGTTGAGACTATAATGACTTTTGTTGATTTACCAGAAGTAATAGTAGGATAAACAGAGGCAAAGAAGGCATCTGCAATATGGTTTGGGACGAAAGCAAATTCGTCGAGGAAGAGAATGTTAAACGACATGCCTCTGACAGCACTTGCAGACGTAGAAGCAGCCAGTATCTTTGATCCATTTTCTAACTCAATGTTACCCTTGTTCCATACTAACACACCTTGCTGCATCCACTTAGGCAAGTTTTCATATGCTGTAGCTAATCTTGCCAGCAACTCCCTTGCAGTAGATGCTTTGTTTGCTAGGATGCCAATATTAACACTGTCATTAAAGACAGCATAATGTAAGAGATAAGATACACAAGTAGTAGACTTACCAGTCTGTCTTGGCATCTTACAGATGTTGAATCTGCTATTATGAAAATTATTGATTAATTTATTTTGAAAGTCATAGGTCTTGAATGGTTGGAGACCAGCATCCAAGGTTACAATTTTGACGTAGTTATTGGCAAAGTAGACTGGGTCTTTTTTACACTTAATATATTCTTCAATTTGTTCTTGTGTGAACTGAATTGGGGTATTTGCCTTCTTGAGAAGGGGATTGCCCAAATAAACATCATTACTCATAAATCACCTAATTAACATTTCCACTTTCTAAGGGCAAGAGCTTTACGAGTTGGTCTACCCTTTTCGTCTTTCATAGGACCTTTGTTGCCACTCATCCTGGCGCAGAAAGATCTTTTTCTAGGTCCACCTTCAGGTTGAGGTGCTTTAAGATCAGAGCCAGGATTCTCTCTTTCATAAGATTTACGCCCTTTTTCATTTAATCCTCCTTCTTTATTCTTACCCTCTTTGCGCTGCCATGCAGCAGACTTCTCTTCAATCTCTTCAACTTCCTCTTTTACAGGCATATTGATATAAGGGTCTGAGTAGTCAATGTGAGACATATCAAATCTCTGCAACCTAGAACCAGGATAAATCTTGTCTAATGCTGTTTGTACCTCATCCCTGCTAGGTCTCTTAGGACTTGGGAAGAATACCTTTGCCATCATATACTTGCCTCTGAACACAAATCCTACTGCATATACTTGACCAGTACGAGACCTCACTGTTTCAATTGCTTCCTCAATAGTATAATTTTTCACTTCTACTTCTTCAGACTTGGTAGACTTCCATCCACCACCAGCTGCCTTATACTTTTTGGCAGCCCAACCATTAGCATAAGCAGATGGATATACATCAAACTTTGCTTTTGCTTGTGATTTAAACTTAGACCAAAGTGCGGGGTTGGTAGGTTTATTCTCCTCTACAAGACTCCACTCTTTTTCACATTCAATTTTTTCAAGAATTTGTCTCACCATTGGAGATGAACTTTCCTTAATTTTATTTGAAGTCATGATGGGTTTTCCTCCTTTCCCTGATCTGTCTGCTACTGGATCTTTTGCTCTTTTTCTGTTGACTGCAGATGCCCTTTCTTTTTTTGACATTTTTGCTGCCTTCTCATTTGATAGACATTTTGGTTTTGGACCATCAGCAGTTCCATCTCCATCTTTATCGTCACGTGCACACTTACCTACACGTTCACCTTTAGAATTGTAGCGATCCCATCCACCACCACCCTTACCACCTTTTGGACCAGAACCAAACCAGTCTCTCAGATCTTCGTTCATTAGAAACAAGAGTTTTTATTATTTATAAACCAACAACAGAATATGTGTCCAATTCAAAGGCGAGATTTTTCCATTGACCACCAAGATACATTTGCAACTTATTTTCTGTTTCATTGAAAATAAATGCTCCCACATTAAAGGTTAGTCCATCTCTCTGAACTGATGTGAGTGAGGGGGGATAAAATTGTTCTGTTGCAGTTATAATACCAGACTGAATAGTATCAGAAGATACATTATCAGTACCACCTGCACCAGCACTGATACCAGTAAGTTTGCTTCCATCACCATAGTATGTTGTTGCCTGAATAGATGTTGCTCCAGTAACAACACCTACTGTTGATACTCCAGACACAACTAGAGTATTAGCAGACACATTTGATGTGTCCATACCTACGTTTGTTAAACCAGAACCATCTCCATGGAACGATGTGGCAGTAACAGAATTGATACCTAAAATATTAGCAGCACCATCGCCTTTTAAATTATCATTAATTGTAGTAATGCCAACAATCTGAAGACCACCATTAGTAATATTGATACCCTGATTTGCAGTAATGATACCAACAGAATCAATGTCAGTTACATCTTCATAAGTCAGAGTACCACCAATTGTGACATTGCCAAGGAAAGTTGCAACACCTACTACAATTATAGTATCTGCAGACACATTTGATGTGTCCATGCCCACATTTGTAAGACCAGAACCATCTCCACTAAATGCTGTTGCAGTAATAGTTCCACTTACATTATTTGTAATAAATCCAGCACCATTTGTCAACTCATTGTTGTTGGTTGGGATTGTAGGAGTATTGGTTAGATCATTATAGCTTCCAGAGAATGTAGACACCCCAGTAATGTAACCAGCCCCATTTGTCAACTCATTGTTGTTGGTTGGGATTGTAGGAGTATTGGTTAGATCATTATAGCTTCCAGAGAATGTGGATACTCCAGTGATAAATCCAGCACCATTTGTTAATTGATTGGTGTTAGTAAATGATGTGGTAATAAATCCAGCACCATTAGTCA